CAAGCCAAAGTCTCCGAAGTGAAAGAAGTGGAAGCATCTTATGCACCACAACTTTTGCAACTCAAAGACCAGGTCGCTCAAATCCAGAAAGAGCTGCTTTCAGCGATGCAAGCTTTCCGAGACGAAGAGAAGGAACTGCGCAAGCAGCGACTAATCGCCGATCAGAAAGTTCAAGCCGAGTTTCAAATTTTGAAAGCCGAAAAGAAAGCTGCGAAAGCAGCCCTTCAGGCCGAAACACGAGCGAAAGCACAGCTGACCAGAGCGGAAAAGAATGCGCAAGCGAAAGCCGCGAAAGAGATGAAGATCTCTGTGCCCGAACCCCAGGTGGCCCCCCCGAAAATAGCGGAGGGGCCAAAGGAGAAGAAACGATCGACGCCGTCCTTAATGTACAAGTCAGTGAGGATAGCAAAAGAATTATTACCCCCGCTGCAGTGGTTGGAGAAATCCGCCCGTGTCTTGCCAGCGCCGGCCCAGAATTCGTGGACCAAATATCACACGATTTTCGGGAGTCCGGTTCTCGGCGAGATCAGCAGCGCTGCGGACGAAAAATCAAAGAGGACCTTTTGGAGGGACTCAGGGATCCCGAACTTCGCTTTCGAGCTAGTGGCGCTTTCCGACCAGGAAGCAGAATTGGCCCGTTTGAGGTTCTCGCAGAAAAGGAAAAATCTCTCTACCAGCGCACCGAGCGCTGGGTCAGACAACCCGAAGCTCCAGTAAGTTGGGAGGATGCGCAAAATCTTTTAGCGCAACCTCCGACTACTGCTGAAGCGGAAAAACTTTCATTCTTTGTCCAAGTACCAAAAAACTTTAACACTGTGCCTGCACCTGATTCTAAATTGCTCGCACGATCCAGGGACGACGTGGAAAAACTTTACACGTCATCTCGTTGGGACCCTATACCCGTGGATTATAGTGAAGGAGGATTGCGGAAATTGGCAAATTCTATTTTTGCGCAGCTGAACCCTGATGGTTCGCCTGGCTATCCCTGGATTTGGACCGGTGTTACCGTGAACCGAAATTTCAAGGAAAAACCAGCGTTGTTGGAACAACTCTTTGAGTCTTTCTTTATTCTCATGCGATTACTTCGTGATGGGAAAGAGCTTCCTGAACCGGTTGTGCGTATTTTTATAAAGAATGAGCCACATAAACTGGAGAAGATGCTAGATGGCCGTTTTCGTATGATTTGGGCTTTGCCCACTGAATACCAAATGGTTCATCGAGTGTTTCTCGGCCCGAGTACGGATGCGGAAGTCTTGCATTTTGCAGATATCCCTTCCAAACCCGGTTTTTCTACAGTCTATGGTGGCATGCATCAAATTTTTAGATCTTTAGATGACGGCAGCTCCAAAATTGGGGACGCCGACAAGTCCGGTTGGGACTTGACTACTCCTGAGTGGCTCATCTTGGAGGATCGTGAGGCACGTTGGCGCTTGAATCTTTCCCCTGAACCGGTTTACCGGTGGGGTTTTGATCAGTGCTACCAAACTTTGCTTCGCAGTCGTGTTGTCTTTAGTGACGGCACCATGCTCCGACAGATCATGCCTGGGATCGTGAGATCAGGCTCGCTTATTACTATTAGCGGGAACTCTCGAATGCAGGTTATTCTTAAAGTGCTTTACTGTTTGGACGAACATGGAATGTTTGTTGAGCAGTTGCACAAGATTGCGGCCGTTGGCGACGATACTCTTGAACGTCTCCACGGCATTGATGTTGACAGGTATAAGGCCTGGTTGGTGGAACGTGGTTTCAACTTGAAGCATATCAATGTTGGACCTCTTATTGATGCTGAGTTTTGCTCGCATAAGTTCCATCGGCTGGCCAATGGTGCGGTGATTCCTTTACCCACCAATTGGGGGAAACACAAGTTTATGCTCACTTGGAAAGAGAAGAATCGATTACAATTCTTTCCGATGCAGTGTTTCTCGCTTTGCCTTGAGTACGCTTTTGACGATGTTGTTTTCCCTCAACTCCACGAACACGTTAAGCGGTTTCGTCCTGAATTGGCGTACTCTCAGAAATATTTTCAAAACATGATTACTGGTTACGAAGGCTCAGAGATGAGACCCAAGCTTTCATCATCCGAAATGCAATTTGCTGTCGGTGATGCTTGTTGTGACGCTTTGGTGTCGCTTTATGGGTTGAAACGTCAGGGCCCTCTCACCGATGACGCCGTGTTACCGGCGAATTTTGAGCTGATTTCAAAATCTCTCTCTGTTCATCCGAAATCTGAAGGTGCTCAATTCCTTCAGAAAACATTTGACGTTGTTACTTATCCACTTCAACTAGCCCATAAAGCCGTTGTTCGTGGTATTTCTCAAGCAATCGGTGTTCCACACGTTATACGAGCTGCTAAGCCCAAAACTGTTGAACCAGAAGTCATGCCTCCGAAAAAACAAAAGAAGAAGAAGAAGAAATCACCTAAAAAGGGACGCAAAGGACCGCCACGAGCTGCTAAAACTCAAGCGGTTGCAGCGCTCGCTCGTGAACTTCGGCCGTTCACTCGGTCGAATGTGAAGCGACCCGTATTATCTGCCCGAAAATTTGCATTTGACCATGCTATTTTTGAGGGCCGTGATTTCATCCAAAAATTGAATTTGACCGCTGCCGGTGGCAATCCTTCAACTGGCAATCAGGTCGCTGGCACAATCCTTTTTCAGCAGCTTATTAAACCGTGGTCTATGATCACAAATTCGCGGCTTACTAAGGTCTTGAGCCTTTTTGAACAATGGCGCTTCCGCAAGTT